TGAATGTTCTATCACCACTACAATTATTGGCGCAAATTATTCAATCGGAACTAAGTCTAGGAACAGATCGAGTTTGGATCTTTGACCAGAAAATTGACGAGCCAATAGATCAAGATATGTTTGTGGTGTTACAAATTTTGAGCCTAAAGAATTTCGCAAACAATAGGCGTCCAGTTGTTGACGGAGTTGTTCTCGCGGAGGACCAGAGTTCAAGCTGGAAATCATCAATAAGTATAGATATTAAGAGCAGAAGCTCTGAGGCGCTAGACAGAAAAGAAGAGGCGGTTATGGCCCTGGCGAGTCAATACTCTGTTCAGCAACAAGAGTTAAATAATTTTAGAATCGGGAGAGTGCCACAAAATATGGTGAATTTATCCGAAATAGATGGCGCTGCTATCCCTTATCGGTTTAACATTACCATAAATGTATTATACAGTGTTGCTAAGAGTAAGCCTGTTAAATACTTCGACACTTTTGATGATGTTGAAATAGTAACAGACCTTTAACGGAGGATTTAAAAATGAGTAATTTATCAATATCAAATGTGATTAATATTTCAGTTTCACAAACTGGAACTGGTATCGGCGCTTATAACACAAGTAACTTAGCTATTTTTTCAAACGAGGCGTATGGCCTTGGATTTGGTACTGATGGTTATAAAATTTATCTCGGCCCTGAAGAGGTAGCTATTGATTTCGGTAGTGACTCTATAACATACCAACAGGCTCTTGCTGTATTTTCTCAACAGCCTAATATAAAAGCCGCCGATGGATATTTAGTTGTTATTCCGGCAATAGTTCAGGAGTGGTCTTTGACTCCTGCCTCCGCGCCTACTTCTGGAGCGTATTCTTTTACTTATGATGGGAACAATTCAGACCCTATCGCGTGGGATGCTACTGCGGCGCAAATTCAAGCTATAGTTCGATTAGTTCCTGGTCTATCTAAAGCCGTTGTGTTGGGAACATTCGCAACAGCCGTTGTGATTTCTGGATTTGGAACTTATGGTGATCTTGACGGAGCCATTACAGAAAATTCAAATTCTCTTGATGATGGCGCTGCGGTAGCCGTTGTAATTGGCGACGATATTACTGGAGAGACTGCTGCTGATTCAATTTTAAGAACTATTGGTCTAATTGAATATTTTGGAATTATTAATACTCAAATTTTAGCAGAGGCTGATATGCTTGCCGCCGCCGCTCTGGTTCAAACGCTAAATAAAATTGCAGCGTTTGCATCTATTCTAGAGGCTGATATTGAAGTCGGAGGAAAACTTGATCTATTAAGATCAGGCAGTCTTTTCAATTCACGCGGTCTTTATTATGGCGGAGCTACAGACTTGAGTGGCCTATTGTTTATGGCCGCGTACATGGGAAGAGGTTTAAGCACAAACTTTTCTGGCTCTAACACTACTCAGACTATGCACTTAAAAGATTTGGCAACTATTCAGCCAGACCCCACAATGACCCAAAATATTTTAAACAAATCTCAAGCGGCAGGAGCTGACAACTATATTTCAATCCAAGGTGTTTCTAAAACATTTACGTCTGGAGCTAATGAGTTTTTTGATTTTGTTTATAACTTGCAATGGTTTGTTGGCGCTCTTGAAGTTGCTGGATTTAACACTCTTGCTCAACTTGGCACTAAACTACCTCAAACAGAGGGCGGAATGGATGCTCTAAAAAGCTCGTACAGATTAATTTGCGAACAGTCTGTCACAAATCAATTTACAGCGCCTGGTAAATGGACCAGTCCAACTACTTTTGGAGTTCAGTCCGATTTACTAAGCAACATTACTCAACGTGGTTATTATATTTATTCAGTTCCTGTCTCACAACAGCCGCAAGCTGATCGTGAGGCGCGTAAGGCACCATTAGTGCAAATTGCAATAAAAACTGCTGGTGCAATCCACAGTTCGACAGTAATTGTTAATGTTAATAAATAATTTATAATTTTGGAGGATTAAAAAATGAGTTCAGTAGCATTGTCCGGTGAAGACACCGTAGTTATTAATAATAAAACTTTAGTCGATTTCGGAGACGGAGATATTGCAAATCTTGAGTTTCCAAATGAAATTGCAGCCGTCAAGACTGGTAAAAACGGAAATTCAATTTATAGCGCCAATGAGACTGGTAAACAGGCTGATTTAACAATCAGAGTTTTACGCGGCTCGGCAGACGATAAGTTCTTGAATAACCTTTTAGTAGGTCAACTAAATAATTTTGCTGGCACTATTTTAATGACTGGTGAATTTGTGAAAAAAGTTGGTGACGGCCTTGGAAACATTCTAAATGATACTTATATTACGTCGGGTGGAGTTTTTACAAAAATTCCCGGCGCAAAAAGTAACGTAGAGGGTGATTCTGAACAGTCGGTTGTAGTTTACAATCTTAAGTTCTCGAATGCTCCTCGCGTTCTAACATAACAGGGGATTAAATGAAGGACGATAGAAGAGTTGTTAAATTACCAAGCGGAGCGGAGCTAAAAGTTAGCATGGCTCCGTTTGCAGATTCAAAGGATCTTTACCAGGCGTTTCTTACAGAGTGTTCTGTCTTAAATTTTGATGGCGCACAAGAGATGGACTTTAATTTTTTTAAAGACATTTTTTGTATTGGTTTATCGTCTAAATTAATCGAAGAAAAGTTATGGGTGTGCATGGGGCGCTGTTTGTATAATGGTGTAAGAATTACTCCTGATACTTTTGAGCCAGCTAAAGCAAGAGACGACTATGGAACTGTAATGATAGAGATTGCTAAGGAAAATATCGAACCTTTTACGAAAAGCCTCTATGCTCAGTACAGCCATATAATAGGCGAACTACTGAACAAAGAGAACCCCAAGTAGAGGCTTCTGAAGATCCGTTATTAGTTTATTTTAGACTAATAAAATTGGGGTTTGGTAATTACGAAGAGGTGAGAAGACTAAATGCCAGAATAGTTTTGCAAGCTCTTAGTTACGAATCTTTTGTGGTAGACTACGAGAGAGCATATATGGAGTTGAACAAACATGACAATAGCTGAACTTTTTGTAAAAATTGGAGTAAAGGGCGGCGACCAGGCTAAAAAAGCCTTTAGTGAAGTTGATAAAGGCATTAGAGGTGTTCAGTCGTCGTCCCTTGCGGCAAAGGCCGCAATTGTTGGTGTTATTTATGCACTTCAAAGAATGAGCAGTTCTTCTGCAAAAATGGGAACTACATTAAATAATTTTTCAGCGTCCACTGGTCTTTCAGCTAAAAAATTGCAAGAGTGGCAGTACGCTGGTCAGCAAGTTGGAATTTCTAATGAAGCAATACAGTCGTCAGTTCAGGGAGTTCAAGACAGTATAGTGAAGATGAGGTTGGGATTAGGTTCTCCAATGGGATTGTCTCAATTAATAGACTTAACTGGATTTGATACCACTAAAGCAGACGACACTTTTTATGTTCTGGAAAAACTTCAAGAGCTGTCTCAAAAAGTAAAACCTGCGGTTGGAAAAACATTAATTGATTCTTTTGGCGCTGGCGCAATGTTTACTGGTTTTAGACAAAACGCTTTTAGAGATGATGTATTTAAAAGAGCGCCAATTCTTAGTGATAAAGAAATTTCAAATTTAGCTAAAGTAGATGCTGGTTGGAAAAACTTTTTCCAAAAATTTAATATGTCAGTTGCGAGACTTAACGCTAAGTTTGGTCCAAAGCTAATAGTAGATTTACAAATGGTTGCGGATAAATTTTTAATGCTTACTGACGCGGTTATAAGACTTGCAAAGGAAATGAAACTTTTTGATAAGCTAGGAACTGTAATTGAAAACATTACTAATTTAATGAACTTGGTTCAAGGTCTTTATAAAGATAAAGGAATACTGGGGGGGATAGCAGACGTTCTAAATGCTTTGGTTGGAAAAAGTTCTGGTTCTGCATGGTGGATGCCTGAGTCGTGGAATACAGCACTAGGTTATGGAGATGGCGCTAAGGCTCAGGGTGGTAGGCAAGCGCCAAATATGGGCGGTATAGACTGGAATAAAATAGGAAATCCAAAAATGCCTATGCAGAATAGTGGAGAACAAAATAGTAGTGAAACAAATATAAATATAAATCAAAATTTTAACAATGATGGTTCTAATGCAAAAGACGTTGGCAAGGCCGCCAGGGACGGAGTAGGCGAGGCGTACTTTAAAATGGATGCTTTAGGTAGGGGTGCGTAGTGGCTATTGCTCTAGGAGAAATTTCAAAACTTACGACTGCGGCGACGGCGCTATCTGGTTTAATTTTAGTTACCCCACAGAACATAGGAATACAGCCACAAAATCCTAATATAAAAAATGGAGAGATAAGAAAAACTCCGCAATCTTTTTTCTTTGACTATAATGGTGAAGAGACGATTGATTTGCAATCTGAGATTACAGATCATTTCGTTGAGGATAATACCTCAATTTCAGATCAAATTTCTTTACGTCCTGAAGAGTTTAAAGTTCAGGGTTTTGTTGGTGAGCTAAACGACGTTGTTCCAGAGGCTCTTGAAGTGTTAAAATTTGCCGCCGAAAAACTGACAGTAATTAGTGGCTACACTCCACAGCTATCAGCCACCGCTCTAAGGACTTATAATTTAGCAATACAGGCTTACAATACAGCACAAGTCGTTTCAAATTCTGCGGTTCAATCGTGGGACACGATAAACAACAACAATAGAGTAAATGTTATAGATGGAACTGAGACGGCGCAAGAGCTTGAAGGTTTAAGAGCAAAGACTAGAAATCAAACTAAGCAGCAAGTCGCTTTTCAAAAGTTTTATGGCTACTGGAGAAACAGAACCCTTTTCACCTTACAAACTCCATGGGCTATTTTTACTAATATGGCTATAAAAAGTTTACGAGCGGTACAGGATGCTGATACAGAGCAAGTTTCTACGTTTGAAATTACTTTTAAAATAATGAGGTTTGCAGAGACTTCAACCATTAATGTTTTTTACAATAATAAAAATATGAATTCTAGGCTTTATAATCAGGCGTCTGACCCAGTTAGTTTAGGTTCATCAACGCCACCAAGTAGTATTTCTTTATTATCGACACTGGCATAGGAGGGGATTTTGTTAAAAATAGAAAACTTTACAGATGATACTCTACAGAACCAAATATTTATTTTGCCAGACGGGACTCAAATCTCAATTACTTTTTACTTTATGCCGATGCAATTAGGATGGTTTATTAGAGAGCTTATATATAATGATTTTGTTTTGAAGGGCTTTAGAATTACTAATCAACCTAATATGCTGCACCAGTTTAGAAATCAAATACCTTTTGGATTGGCCTGTATAACTAAAGATAATCGAGAACCTACATTGCAAGAAGATTTTTCTTCTCTTAACTCAATTCTTTATATTTTAACATCGGATGAAGTTAATGAATATGTGAGTTACCTAAATGGGGATTAGAAAATTCGGACTTAATTATGAACTATTTGTTCAAGCGGTAGACGGCACCACTATTATAATAAAGCCTCCATTTACTCTTGATTTTAATATCACCAGAAAAACCTTAGCCGATGCAAATGTCGGCTCTTTTAAAATTTATAATTTATCAGAGCGCGTGAGAAATCTTTTACGAAAAGACCAAGACGATGTTGGGAACTTAAAACAAATAGTTGTTAAGGCTGGTTATGGAAAACAGCTTGCAGACGTTTTTAAAGGAAATGTTTCTAAGGGCTGGAGCGTAAGAGAAGGTGTAAACTTTTTAACTCAAATGGAGTGCTACGACGGAGGCTTTGCCCTAGTTAATACAACAATGGACCAGACGTTCCCAAAAGGGACTCTACAGCGATCAATATTAAAAGCCGGACTTAATGCCCTAAGAGCTGGTTCTGTTGAGGTAGGGGCAATTGGGAACTTTACAGGAGCTATAACAAAGGGAAATTCATTTAGTGGAGCTGCTGCAAAAGTAATTAGTGAATTGTCTGGCGGTGCGTTTTTTGTAGATAACGGAAAATCTTATATTTTAAAGGACGACGAAGTAATAGACACTCCGCCTAAAATTATAGACTCTTCTTCTGGTCTTATTGGAACACCAACAAGAGAGTTTCAATTTATTAATTTAGAAATGGTTTTTGAGCCACAAATAAGCGTTGGTCAGAGAATAATATTAAAATCATTGACTGGAGATAATTTAAATGGACTTTATAAAGTTCATTCAATACAACACGCGGGAATAATATCTGGTTCAGTTTCCTCTTCAGTAAAAACAGACCTGGGATTGCAACCTGGCAGTTTTACAATCGTTGCACAGGAGTCGTCGTGAGTAGTCCTAAACAAAATAATAATTTTATTAAACCAGACCCCACTTTAAACGATTTACTTAATTTATTGGCAAAAGATATAATGCTATCAATAAATTGCCACGCGGTTGCTACTGTTCAGAGCTTCAATGCAACAAATCAAACTGTAACAGCCACGATGAATTATAAAAAATCATTTTATAAAAAACAACCAAATGGAAATTACAAGACGGAGTTAAAAAACTATCCTATTCTTATTGACGTTCCCGCTATTGTTTTAGGCGGAGGTGGTTTTAGTCAAAGATTTCCAATTAAGTCCGGGGACGAGTGTTTATTGCTCTTTAATGATAGAGATTTGGACACTTGGTTCTCAAGTGGTCAAATTGCCGGAGTCCCCACGCCACGACTTCACAGTTTTTCAGACGCCATTGCTTTAGTTGGATTAAGGTCTGAGGTAAATAGTTTACCGGACTATGACCCAGACAAATATCAGGTGACGAATGGTAAAATACTGTTTTCATTGAGCGAAACTAAGGCAGAAATTTCTAATGCCACCAAGAGCTTAAAAACTATTCTAGAAGACTTAATTAATGCTATAAATGGTCTAAAGGTAACTGGAATAACAAGCGGCCCTGGACTGAGTGCCTCGTTAGACCCTGGTACAATATCGGCTCTTGCCGCAGTAACGTCCGATTTAGGAGATTTGTTAGAATGAG